TCATTAATTGCTTTACCGAATAGTGTATAGTTTTGTTTTCCTGTTAGTTGGATATACCCACGTCCGCGAAATTTATATCCATCCCCGCTTGCTTTATCGCCATTTCCCATTCTGCTGGCGTATACTAGGTTAGCAATTTTTTCTGGTTTGCGTTCATAAAGAAGAGCAGTAGCATCATCAGGAAAATATTTTCCAAATATAGCACGTAAACCTTTAGCTCTGTAGTTTAAATTTTCCTTTACTACTTTAAAACCACCGGATTCATGGCCGCATTGAGCTAAAAAATGAGACAACTTAATAGTAGTGTCAATTCCAAATTTTTGCATCACATCAGGAATCTGAGCGATTACTGTATCTGGTATATGTCCTTTTAATTTATTTAAATCCATACTTTATAATTTTTAAAATGGTACTACTCTTCCTTGAATATCTGTATTTGGAAATCTAACTTCAAATATACTTGGATCTATTGAAGGATAAATATTACCTAACCTAGTAGCTCCTGGAATATCATAAGCATAAGGTGAATAATTTCCATCATATTTATTTGTTATTTCAACCTTAATAACATTTTGTACCCCCTTAACTTGTAAAAGTTTAGATGTAATATCAGCAAGTATAATAGGTTGATTAATATTCCATTTATCAATATTAAAATGATCTTTTAAACCTAAAATACAGTTTGTTATAACGTCATTATTACTATACCCACTAGCTACTACAATATCAAAATTAACACCAATATTAATATAGAAAGCATCTTTAATATTAATAGCATCTGTTACCATTCTAAATTCATTAATATAAGATGCTAAATTATTTTTTAAAGTAGTAGATGCTGATGTTAATTGTTTATTAGAATTATAACCTAAAATATACATATCTAATGAAAGAGGATTACGTTCCTCAGTAGTAGCTACTGTTGATGTAGCTAACATTTCACTAACAACATCTTGTGTGACATATATTTTAGATATTGAACCATAAGTAGAAGGTAAAGATAATGCTCTTACCATATAATCTTCTCTAGTTACAGCACGTAATTGAGATTGATAAGCGTAAAAGGCATTATTACGAATTTCTTCAACTTGGTCACCGTTTCTTCCACCAGATGATGGAAAAGGATTAGTTACAGCTAAACTATTTAAAATAGTAGTAGCTAAATTGCCTGTAATTCCACTAGGAAAATTAGCATTAGAAGATACAATTGTTGTAATAGTATTAGAAGCAACATTAGAGGTAATACCACCACCTACTAAATATCGTATAGTAATATTACTACTTGGCGCCAAACCATATTCTTGAGTAAAAAATACAGATGCTTGATTAAAATTATTATATAAATTAGATATACCAGGTACTAATCCAAGTTGAATATTATCTGGATTAGGCAAAATACTATTATCAGTTGCATTAACAACACCTGCTCCAAATTCAAGTTGAAGTGTATTATTAGATAAGAAACGAGATACATAACGACGAGGTACTCTTTTTAATCGTACTAAATAGGGTATTCCATCACTTCCTGATGTAGGATTTTCTATTTTATCGAACACAGTAGATTGTGCTAAATAAGGTACTTCGTACCAATTATTACTTTGAGCATCAGTAGCATCTAATATTTGTAATATATTTGTATCTGTAATAGTAGATATTGAAAATTTTTCTGATGTATTAAAAGATAATGTTGTAGATTTAATTTCAGCAGAAATTGCTTTAACTGATTTTTTAAGTAAATAATAATTATTATCTACAAAAGATATTGTCATACTACCTGTATCTCTAAAATCTACTTTTTGAGTAGTTAAAAATTTAATTCCTCCTGCCGCACTAAATTGAGCATTTTCAGGAACAACTAAAGCATAATTGTAATCTGGTTGTAAAATTCCTCCTGAACCTGTTGTGGGTATTAGTTGAAATATATCTATATCAGCGGTAGAAGCATATGAAACTTTAGGACGATATCCTAACATATATGATAAAGCAAATAAATTTTCTTTTTCTTTAGCATATAATAAAAAATTTTCTTGTATTTGATTATCTAAATAAAATGAAGTTACATCACCTATATATGAAGCCATTTCAATAAATAAATTACCTGGTGTTGCTTCAGTAAAATCATTATATACTGTTGGAAAATAAGTTTTAGCATGATTTATTAAATTAGCTTTAAACTCAGGAAATGTTTTATTTAAATATGATATACTATTATCTGCCATTTTATATAAATTGTACTGTTACTTGATCTGCATTTTGGGATATTCTTATTTTATATTTAACTGTAACTGATATAGCATTATTATTATATTGAGATGCATTTTCTACTAATATTTCAGTTAATTGTATTTCTGGTATAGTCATTCTTACATTGGTAGTAATTAAATTTTTAATTAGTTCTGATGTATTTTCTGTTATTCCTTCAAATAGTGTTCTTTTTAAATCACATCCAAATTCAGGATTCATTATTCTTTCACCTTTATTAGTAAGTAAAAGATTAATTAAATTAGATTTAATTTGATTTTTAGTACTATATGTGCTATTAAAGGGACCAGCAGGTCCATTAAAAGGCAATGATACCCCGATTGCTATATTTCCTTGTAAATCTAATGGATTTACTTGTATTGTTTGGGGTAATGGCATATTAATCTAATTTTCTTAGTCCTGATCTATCTTGTGCAGTCATGTTATTAGCTGCATCATTAATAAATGCTAAATATGGGTTTACTTTGTCACCAGTAGATGGGTCAACAGCATCTATTACTTTTAAATCATTACGTTGAGGTTGTTGATAACCAAACATAGCTCCCATTTGGCTACGTAATTGTTCACGAATATCTGTAGTTCCAGTTACATTGGCACTAGTGAATGTTGCTGTTTTAGATTCATTTAATTGCGGTTTTTGTAATAAAATTTCAGATAATTCTTCACGAACAGCCTCAGCTACAGCTTCTTTAATAATTTGTTTAAATGCTTGGATTTTCATATATATAAATATTTTAACCTATTAAATTTTCACGATCTATTACTAATTTTAGTTGCTCTATTAAATCATTTGGATCAAGAGTAAATGATGGTTCACTTTTTAATACCTCAATATTATCTGTATTAATTGCTACTGCAAAATGACGTTTATTATTTCTAACAATAAATCGTGGATCATTTTCTTCATGTAATGCAAATTTAAATCCTTTATATGAAGAATAATTAGTTCCAAAATTTAACCCTAACAAATTATTAAGATCAGGTATTTTGGAAAATATATTATCTATTTGTCCATTTATTTGAAGAAGTTTAATTTCATATTCATTTAATATTTGAATTGCTTTTTCTAAACTAACTAATATTGTTGGAAGTAATGCACTTAGTGCAAGTACTATTTTATTTGCTTTTTCTAATAATATTATAATTTTAGTAATAGCGTTTACAGGAATACCAATACCTGGTGGAACAGATGTAGGGATAGGGATTGATGATAATATAGTAACTACTGTACTAAATACGGCAATATATGTTGTTATTTTTATTATTTGATCATTAATTTTAATTATTTTACTTTTATTATTTTGGATAACAGCAATAGCATTATTTCTAATAATTTTAGCATTTTCAAGTTGAGATGGATTATTAGATTTATTAGCAGCAGTTATTATAATATTTGCTTCATCAACTAATTGTTGGATTTTATCATTTTGAGAAATAACCTCAGCTATCTTATTTGTTAATAAGAGCGTTAAAATAGGTACTAAAGTTTTTTTAGCATTTTGAAGTACAGCTTTTCTTCTTTGTTTACGAGCATCTTGTTCTTCTTTTTTAGATCTATTTTTTAATTTTTTAGCATTTTCTTGACGTTCTTTTCTTTTTTCTCTTTGTTTAGCAAACGGATCAGCTAAATAACTATCTATATCTTTTTGATTATCATCTTTTCTTTTCTTTAAATTCTCTTTAGCAGCAGCATAATTTGTATCTTCTGCTTTTTTAGCAGCTTCATATTCTTTATCATTTAATTGAGGGGGAATATCATAAATCTGACCATTTATTACTTGTTTAGCGGGAGTATGAAGTTTTTCAAGCTGATTGAGGTTTTTTTGGTAGTTTATGTCTAGTATAATTCCTTCTTTAATTAAATCAGCTTTTTGTTTATATAATCTACCTATAGTAGAGTTTAAAGCAGCATTAGTTCCTGCTGCTATAGCTGCTACTGCTAATTGATCTCCAAATGATTGGGGATTTTGAGATGCTTTTATATTAGCTACTATATTAGGAGACACTAAAGCAGAAACATCACCTGAGGTAGGTTGTTTAGGTGGATTAATATTTGGTGTTATAGTTTCAGCCATTATACTGTATATACTTTATCTGATGTTATTTTTAATAATTTATCACATAAATTACTTGTTTTCTTTAATAATTGTATTCCTCCTTGTTGAACCATAGGAATAGGTATACCTCCATCTGATGTAGGAACGGTAGCAGTAGATAAA